GGTGGCCCTGCTACTGCCGACATGTTCGAGGATGCGATCACCAATGCTGGAGGGACTGACTGATGGCCACCTCAAAAATCAAAGACCGATACATGACCATTCGGTTGCCTGCTGACATCGAGCGTGAGCTGCGCAAGATGGCCGAGCGCAACACGCGCACGCTGGCCGCGCAGATTTTGCACTGCGTCAAGATGGAGATGGAGCGCCAGCAAGCACAGGAGGTCAAGTGATAAAAAAACAGATTCACATCAGCATTGAAACGCTGATGCACAAGTGGCCGGTGTTTGGCATTGGCTTTGCCAATGGCGAGTTCTTTTTGTCGCTGTGGCTGGTGGATGTGCGCATGTGGAGGGGCTATTGATGCAAAAAAAGAAGCGCCAGCAGCGCAGGAAGTACTACACCATCATGGACGAGATGATGGCCAGTCCCACTGAGCCATTGCCTATTGCGCACCGCACGCACCAGCTCACCATGATGTATGGTGGCTTGAATGCAATGGAGACAGCGCCAGTGCCCACCACGGATGACTGGCGTGTGGTTTCCGATGCGGTCAACCTCATGGAGACGCTGGTGCTCGACATGAAGGTCTGCGAGGATTCTGGTGGCTTGCTCATGGATGCCATTACCGCTTTGGCGGTCGCTGGCAAGCGAAACAGGGCTGGTGGCACCATTCGTATGGATGGGGCTGGAATTCAGGCTGTACGCGCCCTTTTGAGCGACTATGCCGACCTTCTGGAAGTGTTGCCTGCTCGGGTGATGATTCGTTGCCACCGACTGACCGAAAAACGACTGCATGACCTGCTCGATGGCAAGCGCAGGCCGCATGATGTGGAGATCACATCGATCTAGGGTTTGTCCCTATAAATAAATTGTGGGAAATCGTGGGAACTGGTTTACACTGGAGGCCTACCAACAAACAACCAGCAAGGAGCTGACCGTGAATACAACTTACACCGCATATGTCGCATCTGATCTTTTCAACGCAGGTTACAGCTGCGATGGTCATCCATTCATCGCAGATCAGTATTACGTAATGATCGAAAACGAAGCTGGTCGTCGCTTCCGTCACGTTGCCACTTTCAATGGCACTGAGCAAGTTATTTGCGAAGAAACTGGCGATGCTTGCTTTCCTGATCTGCGCCAAGAAGCATCTGCCAAAGCCGAGCGTTTAGCAGCTCGTGTCAATGCTGCATTTGCTTCTGGCAAAGGTATTGATTGGACATATTGGGGTGAAGTTGATCCTGCATATGGCTCTGATGAATATGTCTCTCAAGGCACAGAAGCCAAGCGTGTATTTGATGAGAAAGCCGCAGCCTAATCACAATCGGGGCTTCGGCCCCATCTAAGGAGAAAACCATGAAAAACTCAAACTTTGAAACACCTCGTAATTTTGCAGACTGCACATGGGTGCAGGGCTATGGCCGCGAGGAGCCGCTTTGGGAGCATGTGGCAGGCTATGTGCTCGCCTTTGCTATTGGTGTTGGCTTTGCCTGCCTCTTGGTGGCTTGGTGGTCGGCATGAACTGCTGCGACGAGTACGGCAATTGCAGACAGGGCCGTGACTGCCCTGTGCGCATTGCTCGTGCTTCCCAACCTTTTGTCTTAAAGCGCCTTTTTAGGCGCTTTTTTTATTGGCTTTTGATCGCCATCCTTGGCGTGCTGTGGCTGGCGCTTTTGGTGGCCTGCACCTACGCTTACGCAAACTGACGAGTGCCAGCCTTGTCGATGATCAGCGCCTGCTTGCGTGGGCTGGTATCCTCGCTGTTTGGCACGCTGATGTGCGTCCAGCGATCAAACTCGCGGATGATCTGGTCGTAGCCAATGCCACTGGCCACAATCTTGCGCACCACCTCGTCTGGTGTCATGCCTGGCACCTTGAAGTCGGCAGCGCATCCGAGTCGGTGCTGGCTGGTGTCTTTGCTTCCCACTGCATCATTGACGAGCTTGGTGCGCAGGCCTGAGCTGATCATGATTGGCTTGCCGCCCAGCACCACCTTCACCTGCTCCAGAAAGTCTGCCAGGCGCGTCAGATTGGCAAGCTCGGTGTCATTGGGGCTGTTGTCCCAGCCATTGCGTTCTGCGATCTCGCTGGCTGTTAGTTCTTCCAAGGTGAAATGTGGTGTGAGATTCACTTCTTGCTCCTCATGTCTGCGAGTTTCTCAACAGTGCGGCCACCAAAGTAGGCCAAGAAAATGATCTGTCCCCACTGGCCAAGCAGCTGGACATAGGATTCCTGAGCGTTGTAGCCGAAGGCTGACATGGCTGTGAAGATAAAGTAGGCCACGAAGATGGCAATTAGGGCCATAGGGCGAATATTTTTAGACAGCCAAGAGTCTGACCCCATGTCTGCTGTCCAGCGGTCTGTGGTGTTCTGCTGCTCCACCTCAAACAGTTTGGTGTCGTTGGCCATCTTTGCCAGCTCACCATCCTGTGCCAGCTTGGTCAGCTCCAGTTGCGCTTTGGCTTTGGCCTCTGGGTCAGGGATGAGCTTGTCGATGAGCTTGCCGCCCACGTTTAGAAGTGCGTCGATTCCAATCATCTTAAAGTCCAATCATTCCAAGAAGTTTATCTACAATTTTCTTTGCCAATTCGTCAGGCAAGTATTTAAGCAGACCAAGCACCCACCAAACCACGCACAGGCGCACGAAGATTTTGAGGAATTGATCAAATTGCTTTTGGTACTCATTCATCGCCCACAGCGCGTCTTAGCGCACAACTCAGAAACCTCATTGATTCCCCAGCCAATAGCGCCAATGAGCATCACGATCACGACAATCGCAACTGCCCACTCCAGCTGCTCGGCCTCTGCCTCTTTGCGTTTTTTTTCATCTGCCTTGGCTTGACGGGCTAAATGGGCATCTTCAATGTCCATTTGTTGCTGGCGCTCTTTGATCTTCTGCCACACATCAGCGCGGCCAGTAGCCTGAAATAGCATCATCAATTCGGCCTCAAAACGCTTGGCCTCATCGAGCGCCATCTCGATTTGTAAGGCAGTACCAAGATTTGATTTGTTGCCAGAACGCTTGGCTTCCACCATTGCTTTGGTGGCCACGCTCTTAGCGTCAAACATCTTGGCAATAGACGGTGCTAAACCAGCCAGATCGTTTGCTACCTTGCTGGCTTTTTTGACTATGCTGATTGCACTTTGTAGACCTGCTAGGGCTGTAATTGGATCAATCATTTTCGCTCTACCTTTTTCCACTCAAGGCATACTACTTTGCGATTAAAAACATCACCCGTCCATGCCCAACGAACGCACCGATATTCAGTTGATGAGGCTTGCGATAGCATTAAAGCAATCGCAAGTCCATATTTCAATGTTTCCAATAACTCAGGAAGTAACCGACTACGGCAGAAGCACCAGATACCACAGTCATTCCAAACCAAAGTCCTCCACGACCTTTGTTGGCCAGCGCCACCAGTTCTTCAAGCTGGCGCTCAACCTTGTCCATCTTCTTGTCCATGTCCTGAACTTTTTGCCAGAGCACACCATACTTGACAAGGTCGATCTCGTTTCCTTCTACTGCCATAACGTCAGTCTCCAACATTAAAGGCCTTGGCCTGGCGTGATGTAGACGGTGGCTGCCGCACTGGACAGGCCGCTGAAGTAGGTGTCGATGTTGAAACGCAGGATTTCAACTGCACCAGGCAACAGCACGATAGCCGCTGAAGGCGTACCGGCCACAGGAGCAACAGCATTAGCCGTAGCCTCTGCTGCACTTACGCCAGTGCCCAAGAATACGGTTGTAGAGCCTGCGTTGATGAAACGATACTGGCCTGCATTTTGTGGATCAAACTTGGCGTAGACAGGCGCTTGAATGCCAGTAGGTGCAGATGCGGCTGCTGCCACTACAATGGTCTTGCCAAGTGGAGCAAATGCGATTTGTGAATTACCGGCCATTTCAGACTCCTTGTGCAGCGATGGCTGCTTGATATGCTGCGATTACTTCAGCAGTGTGTGTTGCCGCACAGATGGCTTGAACACGAGCATCCTCATCAGCGTAGTCAGCGCCAGGCACAACAACGTGGCGGTTGAACGTGCCACTGATCTGTTTTCCATCTTCCATGATGGCGGTCTTGGTGCGAACTTGCACACATCCGTTTTCGATCACTTCGATGCGGTCAACGATTTCAATTTTCTCAAGCATGATGCTCTCCTAGTATTGCCCAAGAATCCACTTGGGCTTTGGTTTAACAATCGGTTGCGCCAGCGAATTCTGGCTGCGTTTTCAAGTGTTCATATGCTTGCTTGAGTGGGTTTTCACCATTCACATCATATGCACAATCAAACAAATATTCGGCAAAAAATGGCAATGTCTGTCCATCAACATGGCTGTAAACATTGAATTGCATAGCGGTCTTGCCTGCAATGCGTATTGCCTCAACACGATGGTATGCGTTGGTGGCGGTGAAACCTTGTGGAGTGGTGACTGTTTTTTGGAGGGCCATGATTTTTCCTTTTAAACTTCTTCAATTGCTACAGACCAATTGGTTGTAAACGTTCCAGTTGCAGTCCAGTTTGCGTTACTTGTAGAGATAAGGCCTAGTCGAATAGCAGAGTTAGAAACAGAATAGTTGCCTACTCCAACATTTTCGCCAGCAGAATTGGTAAATGATCCTGTTCCACTTCCTACTGTGGAAAGAGCAACAGGTGTTCTTGCGTAAGGATAACGATAAGTAATTGGACTACTTATTGTCGTTTTAGTTCCTGATGCAGCTGTCAAATCCACAGTAGCTGATTGACGCATCATTCGTTGCGGCACATTCTGATAATGGTTGCCTTGAGGAACGTGCAAGTAAGTACCGGCTGGAAAGTTGCTAATGTTGTCAACCACAATGGCTTGAGAGTACGCAGCCCCACTGTTCACGTTGGTTCTGAGAACGCTACCCATTGCATTCACATCAGCCCTGACACCATCAATGTAGATGTTGACGTTGACAATTGAACCATCGTTGACAACCTTCATGAAATCAGTACCAGCAGACAAAGATGGTGCTTTGATATAGCAGTTTTCAACGATCAAGCTAAGCGCTTCATCTGTTGCTGAATTGATAGCACTACTGTTTCCACCAACATCAATTATTCCGCGCCCACTTGGATTAGGGTCGCCAGCGGTCAGCAGTTTGCTGTTGCGAACGTACAGCATCCCACCTTTAATTTCACCAGCGTAAATAACCGATCCGTTGCTCTGTGCAGTGATGGTGCAGTTGTCATAACCATTGTCCATGCCAGCCCAGCCAGCACCGTTGTAGATGGTGCAGTCTTGGTAGTAACAGTCTTGCATATTTCCATGCATGTCTGCGGAGTACACGCCAGACAGAATGTCGTTGCTGATTGTTGCGCCAATAACACGCATGTCGCGGTTCGTAACAGCACAGATGTAGTCACCTCCACCAATAGTGATGCCGTGTCTGCGTGCGTAGTAGTCTCCACCAATAACACGGAATTTTTGACAGTTGCTAAAAAGCAAACCATAGTCATCTAATGTGCCAGTGCCTTTGTTGTAGATGTAGCAGTTGGTGACTTCGGAGTTGTAGCAACGGTCGAATTCAATGCCCTGATAGTCTTCGTTGTAGACGGACACATTCTCCAATTTTGCTTGTTCGCAAAACTGAATCTTGAGCAAACCAAAAGTGTTCGCGCCACCAACCAATCGCAAGTTGCGGAAAGAAACCGCCTTGCTTTCCAACTTGTACACCGTTGTGGTTGCTGGTGTGTAGCTGTCGTACAGCGGATTTGTTATAGTTGCAGCTGATCCAGCAACACCTTTGACCTGACACCACTCACCCTTGTAGTAATACGGTCTGCTAGTCAACCACGGGTCGGTATCGTAAATGCAGAAAACATCATCGATCGCCAAAGATGGCGCTGATGCAAATGTGACTGTCAATCCATAAATGGATGCTGACGAGATGTTTTGAATTTGCGTCAGTGCGCCACTGACCGTGATACAAGAAGACCCAGTAATCGTTGCTGCGCTGAAGTCAAGAATCGACTTATCGCCATCGCCAAACATGTTGAGGTGGCCTGTGCTTGTCAGTGCGCTGCCGATAACGTAAGTGCCAGCAGGAACGTAGATGGCCTGCCCTGTTGATGCAACAGCAGCAATTGCCAAAGCAAATGCCGCCTGATCATTTGTGACACCGTTGCCAACAGCGCCAAAGTCTTTGACGTTTACTGGCGCTCCAGTAATCATTGAATAAGATGCTTTAGTCAAAGCCATTTTTGTTCCTTATGTGAAATAAGTCATTTGGTAAGCGAGTGTCCCTGATGCTGCAACAGAACCAACAGAAACATATTGTGTTGACACCGCGCTACCAAAACACGTTGGCAAACAGTAGGATGTGCTTGGTGCTGCAAAAATTCCAACAGATGTTCTTGCTGCTGTTAATGTAAACCCATCAAAATAACCGACTGCCCCAGAACTTCCAGCTCCAACCGTACCCTCAACAGCATAGGGAAGGCCGCCAAATCCAACGTTGCCTGAGCCGCCAGAAAAAGCAGACCAGCCCATGTAAACAGTGATTGTGACAAGTCGTCCAACTTTGGTGTAGACACCGCGCTGCAAGGAATAGGTGACCGTTGGGTTTGTTGTTGTGCCCACCAGCGTAGGTGTCCAAGTGCCTTCTTCGTAGTCAGCCAGCAACTCGCTGGTCACGCCAGGCGCTGCTGGGTTGATTGAAAAGTCGATGCCTTTGCCTGCTGTACCCATGACTAGGTTGCCAGTGGATAAAGAGACGTTTCCGACCAATGTCGGAGCAGTTGCAAGCACGTTATTTCCAGTGCCTGTGTTTGTCACGCTGACAATGTTTTTGCTGGCATCCAGCGCCAGTGCAGTGGATGCAGTCAGGCCAGAGAGGGTGCTAGTGCCAGATACAGATAAATCAACTCCATTCAGATTTGCACCACCTTCTACGCGCTGCCAAGCACTTCCGTTGTAGGCTGCCCAGTCACCTACACCCCAATTGCTGATGCCGTCGAGAGCTGTAGCACCTGCCACGCTGACAACATAGTAATCACCTTTTGTTCCGACACCAGATGCCAGTGTTGGAGTGTTTGTGGTGGCATTCCATGTGCCTTTGTAATTCAATGCACCAATGGAATTGGTAATTGATGAAACTGTTTTTAGCATTGCTTTCTCCTTAGATCAGGAACTCGATGATCGAGGTTAATGGTGGCGCTTCTGAGAATGTGACATTCCCACCGGCAAGTGTGTATGTGTTTTGATTCTGGTACACGCCATTGATATAGATCAGGCTTGGCACAAATGGAACGGCAAAAATTGTTTGTGATCCTGTGCCTGTTGCGTTGACATAGAGATTGCCAGCCGAGCCTGGGAAAGCATTGCCATTGAGCGAGGTGTAGACCACGCTGCCTTTGCTGTCCAGAACTTGGATGCTGTAGTCGTCTATCACGTAAAAACGAGCAGGCGTTCCATTGCGCGATGGGTAACCGTTGAGCGTGCGAATTGGCTGAGGTGCAGGAATTGTCTGTGCATCATCCCAATAAACTGCAATTGGATTGACTTGTGGAGACAGATTGACCACGCCAATCCAGATGTAACCATTCTCCAGCGGCTGGCCATCAGCGCCAGCAAATGCTGGATACGGTGGTTTGACTTCAATCGTGGACATTTATTTGTTCTCCTGGTCGAATTGGCGCTCGGCTTGGGTTGCTGTTTGCAACCATTGAATTCTTGCATCCAATGCTTTAGGCAGTTTAGCTGCGTCTGCGAATTTCTGGAAGGATTGTGACATGGCTGTGCGACGAATACTAGCTGCGCTTGGTGTTCCCTTGGTCGCAGCTTCAATGGCAAGTTGCTGGAATCCCTCATCAGCAAACAGCTTTCCTGCTGCTTTGAGTGAATCCTTGTTGCCCTGAGTCATGGCTCCGGTGATCACCGATGTGGCTGCGGCTGCGATTGGGCCACCCATTGCGGCTGCACCAGTCAATGCGCCTTTGGCCAGCGTGCTCTCCATGACCTTACCAATCAGGCTTTCGGCCTGCATGCCTTGCAACAGTGCTTGGTTTGCCTTGCCGGTGGTCAGGACATTGGCTCTGGCCTCTGTGACGCGCTTGGATACCTCATACAGGTCTCGAAGCACATCAGCTGAGTCTTTGCCAAGAGTTTCCACGATGGTCTTGTAGACTGGTGGGTTGGCACGTAGCTTGGGGTAGATGTCAGCAAACTCTGAGAATCCGAATCCACCCTTTTCAGCACCTCTGGCCGAACGTGTGACGGATGCCAGTGCAGTGGCAATTGTTTCTTTGCGCAGGTCTTCTGGAACGGTCTTGAGCAGGCGATTGAACTCGCCAGCATCGCCCTTGGCTGCGCCTGTGATGGCGGTGCGCATCTTGTTGGCCACGCTTCCCTCGATGTCTTGGCCAAACGCATTCACAATGCGATTGCCCAAGGCACGCTCTTTGGCATACAGCAGGTTGGCCGCACGCAGTTGCTGGCGCAGTTCTTCTCCACCAATGTTGCCCACGTTTGTCAGTTGGTCGTCAGCGAGTGCCGCATACAGGCGCTTGAGGTCTGCCTCGGCCATGCTGCCGTAGGGTGACTCCATCTTATTGATGGCATTGCCAATCAAGGTTTTCTCGCGCTTGAGTCGGCCATACGTGATGTTGCCTTCTTCGATCATCTTGGCCAGATTGCGCTCGGCTGCCGACATGCCTTTCTCGCCCACCTCAGCTTTGACGGTGTCAAGGGTTGCTTTGAGTTTTGGCAGTTCCACCACCGATGTTTTTGGCACCACTTCATCGACTGCGTTGTAGACCTTGCTTGCCTGAGCATTGAGGTCTGAACGAGTCGCTGTCAGCGAGTCTTTGATCTTTTGCGATACCACGCCTGGTGCGACTGCGCCTTCGACAAATGTGGCATCGAATTGCTTGATCACATCGTCGGCCTTGTCCACAGCCTGTGTGACGGTGTTGCGCCATGTGGCTTCTGCTTCACTGCCTGCGGCTGATCTGGTCAGGCCTGCGGCTGCTCTGACTTGTGGGTTGTCGCTGAACACATCGGCAGGCAGTTTGATACCAAGCCTGTCGGCTGCTTCTTTGGCTGCCACATTAACTTGTGCAAGATCAGCCAGCCGATCACGTGCGCCAGCCGAGCCGAATCCTGTGCCGGATGCCTTCTTGACCAAATTGCCAACTTCTTCCTCGGTCACCTCTGCGACGATTGGTGCAGTTGGTGCGACTGGAATCTCTAGTGCAACTGGTGCTACTTCTGGCATTGCTGCTGGAGGCGCTTCTGGTGCAGTGGGTGGTGTTTCTGGTGCAGTAGCAATTGGCGGTGTCTTTGGGGCTATTGCTGTGCCCATTGGAGCGCCTGGTGCGCCTGCTGCTGGTGCAGGTGCTGGCGCTTTGCCTGTGACGCGCTGTACGCCCTTTTTGACCGCTTGGACGACCGGAGGTGCCACGCGCTGCAAAATCTGCCCTGCTGGGCCTGTTGCGGCTGCTGTGACCACCTCGCCAGTGTCGAACTTGCCACCAGTACCAGCTTGGGTTGCTTCGATGGCCGCTTGGGTTGCACCACCGGCCATGATCGCACCAGGAATGGTTGCGGCTCGTCCTGCTGGTGTGAAGGCTGCAATGCCACCAGCTGCGCGTGGAATGTCACCCATTGTGAAGCCTGGTGGGATGGCATACTCTTTTTGATCTACCGATGATCGCAGTAAGTAGTTACCCTTAGCGTCTTGTCGAATCTGAACACCAGGGAAGTTGGCTTGCAGAATCTGCACCGTTTCCTTGGGATTGCTCAGGAGTGTGCCAAGAGCTGTCTTGAACGATGCCACACTCATTTGATTGAGTTCAGGCATGCTTGTCCACTCTGGAAGTGCTTGGGTCTCAGGCGTTGCGCGTGCGCGGCCAGTGACTTGCTCGACAAGACCCTCAAAAAATCCCATTGGCTTTGGCTGTGATGCCGCCCATTGCTCTGGAGACATTGGAGCCGCAGCTGGTGCTGTGGCCGTAGGTGCAGGGACTGCTGGTGCAGCCTGCTTAGTCTGTGATGCCAACCATTCTTCTGGACTCATTTAGCCCCCACGGATTGCTTGTATGCGCTCCACTGAGCATCAGTGAAATTCGCAGGACGAGTGTAAGTCTGACCACCAACTGTCACACTATTTGGTGATGGTGTTGCTGGCGCTGCCGCTGTCTCAGGCCCAAACACGTTTTCAGGATTGAGTCGGTAATTTTTGACCACCACACCAAGTGCAGTCTTGTCTTCGCCTGCTTTTTTCTGGGCTGAGTCCAGATATTGCTTGGCCAGATTGACATACTCTTGGCGCTGTTTTGAATCAAGCGCAAAGAGCTGACCGCTTTGCAGTTTCTGTGATGTGTTAAGCAGTCTCTCGTACAAACCTGCGGTATCGCGTGCTGTTGCAAATTCTGTCTCACGCACCACTGAGCCTGGATCAAGCATTTTCATGAATCCGGTGATAAGTGCAATGTCGCCTGGGCCGTTCTTGGCCTCTGCCGAAGATTTGATGTTGTTGAATGTGGTACCCAATTCGCCATACACCTTGGTGCGGCCTTGGAATTCTTTGCGCAGTTTTTCTTCCTGCTCAAATGTCTTGGCCGGGTCGAGGCCACCAGTGGATTTGAGTGCTTCCAATTCGAGTGCAGCTTTTGCAGTTTCCACACCGAGCTTTTTGGTCTGAGCCAATGCCGAGCCAGTCTGTGCAGATGTCAAACCAAGATCAGCGGCTTTCTTTTTAAGGTCTGCCAGTGTGATCTGTTCTGCAAACTTGGCATCGACTTGAGCTTTTTGTGCGTCTGCCGTTGCTTTTGCTGCATCAGCGGCTGCTTTCTCTGCTGCGTTGGTGGCGGTGGCCTGTGCTGTGATGGCATCAGCCACGGCTTTATCGGCCTTTGCTCTGGCATCAATCAATTCAGCTGGCGCTTTAGCTTCAGCTCTGCCTGTCGAAAGTGTTTTGTCAACATTCTCAAGCAGTTCTTTTCCACCAGGCAATGTGGCCATCATCAATCCGATGGTGGTCTGTGCACCAGTAGGATTCATGTCAATCAGTTGCAAATAAGTTTCAGTGGCTTTTGCCTCTTGTTCTTTGCCAGAATTTCGAAATGCATCTGCCTGCTCTTTAAGCAGGTTTTTTGCAATGTCAGTTTGGCCAGACTTCATGGCTGCATAGACTTGGCCAGACTGTTGCAGGCGGTTTTGCTGCTGGGAAGATGACATCAGATCAAACGACTTGCGCACGTTTTCTGCTTGATCTTTTGGAAGCATGGCAGAGACGCGAGCAAAGTCGGTGGCGGTTGCATTTGGGTTTCCAAACAGAGTTTTGAGTTCTGTCTGAGCCTTCATTGCCTGTTCGCGTGCTTGTGCTTGTGCCTGTGCTTCTGCACCGGCTGCACCAAGTTTGAAGCCACCGAGTGCGGCCTCAAATGGGCTTTGCACCTCGACTGCGTAGTTGATTGGTGCTTGGAATGGGTTGATGCCTGCCATATTGTTTTCCTTTTAGAACCCGAAGCCAATGCCAGCCTTGCCACCTGCACCGTACTGGAAGCCCAACATTTGAGCTGGCAGATTAAACAACTGACCATAGGCTTTGGCTTGGCCAAGTTCACCACCAGCTTGTGCTGCACCTTGCTGAGCAAGCAGATTGGCCACGTTGGTGCCTGACTCCATGCCAGCAGCACCAACACCGGCAGCAGATCGCTGTCCAAGTTGCGTCATGCCACCCAATCGGCCATATTGCTGCTCAATAAGGCTGGACAGGAGCTGAGGACGAAATTGAGCCAATGCGCCTTGGATGTTGCCACCACGCAGGCCACCAGTGGCTGATGCACGCTGGAGCAATGCTTCCTCGCCTTGACTGGCAAGTGCTTGGAATGTCTCACCACCTTTGATGCGCTCAATGGCTGCACGTTCTGCCTCTGGGCCTTGTAGACCAAGGAATGCTTGCTGTGCTTCAAGTGCTGGCAATCCTGCTTCTGTGTAAGGCTTGAGTAATGCTTGCAATGCATCGAATTGCCTGCGCTGTTCTTCAATGCCTGCTTGAGCTGCACCGGCTTGAATGCCTGCGGCTTCACCAGCAGCGCTTGCCTGCATTGAACTTCCGATAAGTTGGCTTCCACCAACGACTAGGGCGGTTATTGGATCAGGCATTGCCGAACTCCTTCATGTAGTCTTCAAATGTTTCGCCATATAACTCCATGACCAAGTGAGCATTTTTTGTGGCAAAGCCTGGGCCATGCGTAAGCGATACGGCCATCAGGATTAGGTCATAGTAGCCTGCACGCCAGACGAATGATCTGGCATCAGCCTCGCCTGCACGTTCTGCTTGGTCGGAGGCTTGCCACTTCAAGATCATGGCAGCGAGCAATGGCACAAGATGGTGGCTATGGGTAATAAAAAATTGGTTTTGATGCATGCCCACCAGAGTGTTCCAGATGGTCGCATTCAGGTCTTTGCGCTCAACCGTGTCGCCATCGGCAACATCGTCAAACACCTGAATGGCATCGTAGACCATGACAAGCCATTCCACGACTGGCGCAGGCAGCAGAAGAACCCTTTGCAGATTCTCTTTGAGCCAATCGATACCAGTCATGCGCAACTCCTATTCAGGGTGAGCTGCTGGTGGCCCGATAGACTCAGCGCCTTTATTTTCCCACATTTTGACATTTGGTCAATCTTCCATTTCAAATTCACGTTCTTCCCATGCCTGGCATACGCGCAGATCGTGGCAGATGAACTCGAATTTGGTGCAGTAACCACGGAAACCAGCATCGGTATCCCACTCATTGCGGGGGATGCGCTCCATCTTGGCCTGTGTCATGGTGCTGTTGTCGTAGTACTCGCAGTTCGAGCAGCGACGACGACGAGCCTCTTTTTCGTCCACTTGCATGGCCTTGCCAACTGCGATCCAGTAGGTCTTGTTGGCCGTTGGCTCATTGCTTGGATTCTCTGGGCCAAGCATCCAGTCGTCTATGACGATCTGGGTGTTCTTCTTGTTCTCGGCTGTGGTGATGAATTCCTCATCCATCGGCAGGCCCATAAAGCCTTTTGGCATCATCATGAATTTGTCCATGCTGTTCTCCTTGATTAAGTGATTTCGCGACCAGATGCGCGGATGGTCAGCGATGTGGCTGCGCTGGCAATGGTTGAGATGAAGCTGCCAGACTCAAGCGCTTGGCCAACCAGCTCTGGGCAGGTGTAGGTCTCGTCTGGTGCAATGGCGCGAGTGTCAATGATCAAATTGGATACGCCTGCACTTCCACCACTTGTCACCAAGTTGACGCTGATCGTCACATTGGTGGTGTTTGTGTTGGTGATCGTGAACTTGTCAATGATCGCCTTGCAGTTTACAGCTGTGTACTGCGTGGTCTGGGCGCTCTCGGCCTGCTTTGGTGGGATCAGCACCTTGATTGATACGGTCATTTCATTCTCCTTATGTGGCTTCGCCACCGCTGGCGATGATGGTGAGGCCTGCGGATGCGGCCTGAATCTGAATGGTGTCGCCTGCGTTTAGCACCTCGATGCCGTTGTATTGCAGAGCGTTGTTCGCTGGTACTGACACATCGTACAAGAATGCATTGCTTGTGCCTGCCGAGCCTGCGGATGGCACAAAGAACACGCGCACGTTGATGGCTGCTGCCGTGGTGTTGGCAATGCTGAATTCTTTGACAAGCGTGCGAGTGCTGGCCGGTACGGTGTACAGCGTGGTCACGCCTGTCGTGATGGCCGCTTGGCCAAGTTTTGTGGGTGTGATTACATCGAAAGCCATGTGAGCACCAAGTTAGATTTGACGGACGCTGGAAGACTTGAGGATGGCACTGGGCCGTTTTCCCAGCGCAACTGGACTCCATCGTAAACCAGCACATCACCATTGGCAGGTGTTGGCGCATAAACGTCGGACAGCTGGCTTACTGAAGGAATGGCTGAAACTCTGACAAAAACAGATCCAGAGCCTCCAGACCCAGCATTGACAACTGAAGCAACTACCACATGTGGCGTAGGAGCTTGTGGCAAGTTCTTGGTCAGTCCACCTGCAAACGATGGGTTGTAGTACAAGATGTCACCGTCTGCCCAGACCTCACCATACGGTGTGCCGGTGGTGTTGAATCCTCGAACCAGACCAAAGCTGGAGACCAGACCAAATCCATTGTTTGCGATGGCTTCTGCGGCCACACCCATGATAAGCTGGCCATTGGTCACGCCAGTCGATGGCTTGCCTTTGAGCACGCCAGAAGCGCCAACAGCGCCATCAAACATGACCAGCTGGCCTTTGGCAATGGCTGCCGATGCCTTGATGTAGTAGTACTGAGACTCGCCAATGGCTTGATTGACACTTGGTGTCATTTCAAGGTTGAGCGTGTAGCCACCGTTCCAATGCATCCGGCCAACCTTCACGGCTGGAGATGGTGTGGTGGTATTGAAGTCGATGTAGTCGGTTACCACCGAGTTGTTGTTCTCGATTGCTGGCGCAGTTGCAATTAGCTCAAGCATTTGAGCCAGGCGAGGGATGGCATCCAATGCTTGCTGCACTTTGGAATTGAGCACTGCGTCCTCGACTGCGGTGTCCTGTGCCAATGCACTGAGTTGCGCAAGCGCCTCGTTTGCCGTGGCCGCTGCCGTGTCTGCTTGATACTCAAAGTCGGTTCCGACAATAACCTGAAGCTCATCCACAGCGGCAAACAACAGTTCGAACTGCCTGATCTGTTGCTGATCAGTCAAAAACTGCGCGAGCTGGTCTCGCGTCAGATTAAGTTTGCGGGATGTTGGTGCGGTTGCCATCAGAATGCCAATGCCTCGATCTGGGCTTCAAGACGAACGAATGACACATGAGCATTGCTGTCACCACGGAAGCGCTGGATGCGCCAGTTGCGCATGTGGCCCTGCTGAAACCATGCCAAGCGCTTGACGGTGTTTCCAGTCGTGCCAACTGTGATGCTTTTGTCTTGGCTCCAAGATTTTCCATCCACGCTGTAGCTGGTGCTGATCTGTGGATTTGTGCCAAGTGCCACGTTGCCGGTCAGACTCACCAGCTCCATCTCATTGAAGATTGCGCCATTGCTCTCGTTGTAGACGATGAGCGTGCCAAATTCCCAGCGCACCTGCTGGCCCCAGTGATGGCCAGTGCTTTGCACAAAGTATCCGATTGAGCTGGATTGAGGATCGCCAACCAGCCACTTGTCATAGCACCAGACCATATTGCGTGCTCTGTACTGTGAAAATCCAACCACGGTGCTTGTGAGGGTGAACCAGACTTGCTCACCAAGCGCCTCAGATGCCGATGCATCATAAACCACTGTGCGGTCTGGCAGATGAACATAGAGATGCTCATGATTCTTGTCGTTGCGTGCTTCGAGCTTGACTGTGGCCAGTTGCACTTCTGTGTATTGCAGAAGCAGGTTATCGATTTCCTGCGTGCTAATTTTTTGAGTTGTTGCTGCCGCACCGACATAAATGCCTGGCGCTTCATTGCGTCCACCACCCAAGAATGCAATGCGATCAATATAGACGCAACATCCAAACGTGCCGATCACGCCTTTTTGTACTTGGGCACCTTCAATGCGTGCGAATGGGAATAGTTCACCACCTACGTTGTCGAACACTTCAATGGTATTGCGATTGAGTGCATAGATTTCGTTTCGCAGTTTGAGCAATGCAACCACTGGATCGGGGTCTGCCTCTGAGCTTCCATACTTGATTGGGTTGACCTGAGTAGGGTCTGAGAGTTCTGTGACGATCAAGTACTGGCCATCGGTGGTCATGAAGTAACCATCCACCCACACCACATCAAGAACAAGTCCCAAGTCTGGATCAGTTACTTGTAAAAGTCCAAGCGATGCGCTCCAGTAGTACAAGCGTCCACCAGATGCAATAGCCAGTCTGTCGAAGCTGTAGTCCATTGTCACCAGCTCATTGACTGGCCCACCGACATCGCCTAATGTGGTCACTGCACCATTGCTGGCCACGGACACCAGCTTGGTGCCCATGACTCGATAGCAGATTCCATTCCAGTTGATGCCGCCACGGTCAGTGCCTGGGCCTGTTCCGTTGGCAACGATGCCGTCGCCTGGGCGTAGGAAGCCATTGCTGATGCCAGACTTCTTTGGAACTGGCACCAGATTGACTGGATAGGCAGTGCGCAACTCTGGCGTGTTGTCAGCGTAGATGCCGTTTAGGATTGGGATTTGCATGGCTTACCACTTGACGCGATTTGACCAGTATGCTGCGCTCATCTTGCCCTTGGCAATGTTCTCAGCGTGTCTGGCCTTGAATGATTCTCGACGGGTCTTGTCTGCTTTGGACTCGCCTTCCTTCTTCGGAGACCCAGACACGCCTTGCTGACCAAAGCGAATGGTTTTCACTTGGTCGCCTTCCTTGGCCACAACAACGTGGCTTTTGGTTGGATGCGATGGCGTGCGCTTGGGCTTGTTGTAGCCTTCCACGCCAACGCGAGCAAGTCTTGAGTCTTTGGTGGCCATGTTAGGCAACCCTATACCAGCTGTTGGTGGCTTGGTAGAAACGCATCGTGAAGAATGCATTGGCTGCCAGTGTTGTTGGTGCACCAAATGCATTGGCCGCGCCATTGACCGCCAGCGTGAAGCTGGTGATGATTTGGGTGGTGGTGATCAGCACTTGAGTACCGTCTGGTACGCCAGTGTTCAATGGCAAAGTGACTGTACCTGCGGCCAATGTGCCAGCAGGCTGAATGACCATCCACTGCTGCTCGCTGGTTGGCGTTGGCACTGTGATGTTGAAGCCAGTGCCTGGTGTGTAGAGGTTTGTGGCTACTGTTGGGGCCGCAAATGTCTGCTCAAAGTATTGCAACAATTGCGTGATCGAAACCTTCCGAGCATCACCATTGTTGGAGACATAAACCGGAATAAGATCACCGCCAGAGACTTGGCTGATGCCTGCGAGTTGATTGATAGTTGGCATGATTGTGATTCCTCAGTTGAATTCGAGTGGGCCATCTTGACCGGCCAAGACTGGATCGACTGGCGGACGGATGAAGGGGTTGTCGTAGATGCGCCAAGGCTTGTTGCCTGCGCCTGCTGGCATTGTGCTTGGCAGTTGTTGCTCCATTGGCATGGCTGCGCGTGACAGAAGCGTGTTGTACGATTCTTTGGCCGTGGCTTTGGTGTCAGGCATGACCTGCTTGCCATAGCTTGGTGCCAGCTTGATGGCCAAGTTTGTGTAGATGGCCTCGTTTGAGCTGTCAGGCACATTGGTCTGCTCATCCAGATCGCTGTCTTGGGGGCTGGATGGCAGTGGATAACCAAGGCGAATGCCAAGGGCATTCCATGCGGCAATCATGGTGTCCAGCCTGCGCAGGGCAGACTGCAACTGCTCTGGGGTCAGATCAAAGACGTAGGAGGCAAGGCCAATTTCCTCGAAGGCCTGTGTGACGAATTGGCGCTTTGTCCATCCCATGTCATTCTCCTGTGTTCTCAGACAATCTGTCTTGGATCAATTGTCCCAGTTTTTTGTCTTTTGTGCGACCGTCGAAACGAATTCCTAATTCTGTCGCCTTTGTCTCAAGTTCCTCGCGGGTTGGCAATGCATCGTCTTCTGGCACGATTTCCTGTGCTTCTGTGGCCTGTGCTGCCGCCTCAGCTTGCTCGCGCAGCAATCGGTGGTTGATACCGTCGATTGGCTTGGATGGCTTGCGCACTTTCACTGGCTTTTTGTTTTTGCGATACCTTGGCATGAGAATGATGTCTTGCATCACTTGGCCTTTCTTTTCATGGGCTTTGCTGTTTTCGCTGCTGCTTTAAATGCTGCGGCAGTAGGTGCACCCTTGGTGCCAGGCTTGCGCATGCGCTCAGGCGTTTTGCCTGCGGCCTTCTGGTCTGCAATGCGCTCACGCTTGGCGTGAATGTTGGCGTACAAACCTGCCTTCATTTCATGGCCTTTTTTGGCGCTTTACTGGGTTTGCCTGCGGCCTTGGCTGCTTTGGTGGCCACATTCAATGCGATGGCCACGGCCTGCTTCATTGGCTTGCCGGACTTCTTTTCCATCTTGATGTTCTTGCCGATGGACTTGCTCGAATAACCTTTTGTCAATGGCATGGTGTGCTCCTATTGAGAAAGGGGGGCCGAAGCCCCCCAGTCTGTTTTGCTGGATTACTGGTTGAACAACAAGATACCAGACATTTCTGGGTTCTTGTTCACCACACCGAACAGCGTGTCCATACGGTACTTGATGGTCATGCTATCGATGTCATAGAACTTCTGCAAGACCAACTCAATGCCTTGGTCTGTGCTTGCACGCATCACTGCGACACCAGCATCAGAAGGCACTGCGTAACGGC